AAGTCAGCTTTAGTTAAATTTGGAGTCTGATTCTTATCAACTTTCATAGTTCCATCTCCTCTTTTACGTGCTGCCTCTACGCCGAATGTACTAAGCACCCCCGTCAGAATCGAAGCGGGGAAGGTGATATCCTTGGGTTCTGTGCTATACCCTGGAATGGTTATGTAGTTTAAGCTAACGATAAAACCGGACCACCCAACTACGACAAGCCTTACTATGACTGAGATAAAGGCTAATTGTTCCTCTTTATCATCTATGTTGTCTTTAATTTTTTGAAAGACGTTTTTCTTTTTAACATCTTCTTGATTCTTGTCTGTCATTATTTAAGTGTGATACATAGTAAGTTTACCCTCATGTAATATTGAAATAGCCGTCAAAAAAGTAAGAAAAATGTGGAAATTAATTCCTTTGTTTTTGTTGGTGTCACTCCCAGTAAAAGCAGATATTACTCATAAATTATCCAGCAGTGTGCAACTCACTACAAACGCTGCAGCAACTCAAGTTGAGAGGATTGGTACATCATATGCAGTTTCGGGATCAGGGGTTGATACAACATACACACCTACTGGTGGTAGTGCAGTTTCAGATGGTCTAGGATCTCTTACCATAAGTAGTGGCGTTGGAGCAGTACCAAGCTTAGAAGTTACACAGAAAACAGCTGGTAATAGCTTCTCTTTTACGCAATCCTTTACACAAGGAGATGCGGTTGCTACAAGTGCTCCCAGTGTTGGAGCTGTGGGTAATTTCAGTAGTCAAACATCAACTGCAGCGGGATCAGCAGGTGACCTCGCCGGTACAATCACAACATCTGGCGCAGTAACACTAACTGGGGGTGGTGCTGGATCAAGTGCTATAGGGCAATTTGTTAGCGAAATTTCAGTAAAATGAAATTAAACAATCATGCCTTTACTTGTAATACAGGAGATTCTCCAGTAATGATTGATGAGAACCATGAAAACCATCCAAAATGTGATACTTGTGGTCGCTGTAAGCAGCATGAATGCCGCTGTTCAAGCCGTTCCCTTAGTGCCAAACTTTCAGACTGGTAGTCTCACTAGTCACACTGAAACAACTTCTACCGTAACAGAAACAATAAACGTTATTGATTATCAAACTGGATGGCAGTACACTGTGACTGGGAACAATGTTTCGACGGATGCAAACAGCTTAGTTCCTCCAGCTCAGACTACGACGCAAACAGTTAATGGAGTTCAGTCATCTTGGACAAATTTAGATGGTTCAAATATGCCAAACTTCACTGTCACGGACTCTTCAAAACCGTGGCAACTAACTACAACTCTAAGCCAACCTGGATTAAAGACTCAGACAATAATTCAAAGAACAACAGAAATAAATTCAGTAACAGATACAGTATCAACATTCAGTCAATAAAATATTATTTAGCAACCTTACTAAATATAATTTATTTATCTCCTACTATCGTTCGTGCATCTGATGTTGGGGGAGTTTCTGCAACTGCAAATCCAGTAGCAAATTCATCCGGAAGTGTTACGAATCAAGCTATACAGGTGCTTCAGGGTCCTTACATAACTAATACTTATGGAAATGGTGTTCAGTGTCAAGGACCAACATTAAATATCACCCCATTTCTTACGACCTCAAATTCTTGGAAGGAGCCATATGAGGCTTACTATAATGATCCTGTCTTTGATACCTCTGATTCAGATAATGATGGAGTTATGGACAACCCAGGTACTATCCTTTACTACAAACCTACTAGGACAGGTCAGAAGGCTAATCATAATATTGGTTGGGGTATTTCAGCCACAATATCAATACCTCTTTCTAAACGTCATAATGAGTCCTGTTTAACTGCAGCTTCGAGTCAGAATAAATTAACTCAACAATTAATTGCTAATAAAAGATTAGATTTTGAAATGGCAAGATTAAAACATTGTGCCGAGCAGAAAAAACTTGGAGTGTCATTTCATCCTAATAGTCCCTCCTTTCAAATCTGTGCAGATATTGTTGTGACAAATCCTCATGGTGTTATTCCGAATCATGAGCACGTACTTTCGTCAGAATCTTCGACTTCTTCAAATGAGCAGTAGTAGAAAATAATTTTTTTTCTTTTTTACCTGATAATTTTTGAATTTTTTTAATTAATTGTTTTATTAAAGGCTTTATTAACCTTAATAATGGTGTTGCTAAGGCAGCTGAAGCTGTTGCTACCACTGCAATAGTTGCTGTAGTGCTTAATTGACTAACAGATGGAATATATTTTTGAATAGGAGTAGTGAATTCGTAATTTGTTATACAAGTTTTACCGTCAGAACTCAGAGAATGAGAAACGACGATCTCTCTTGCCTCTCCATTTCTTATATCTCCTACACGCAAGTCATTAGGGCCAGGGCAAGGTACAGTTTCTTGATTAGGTATTTTAGGTATTTCATTTAACGGAGGTGTTGTAGATCCAGTATCAGGTGGTGGTGGTACAACAGGAACAGGTTCAGGCTTTACATATATTAAATTCTCTGGTTCATAATTTAAAGGTTCGAAACTAGGTGTAGCTCCATCACAAAGAATTATATTTTGATCATCTTCTTCTAAAAGTTTTTGTGATTTTTTGTTTGCAGGATTATATTTAACACATCCTGGGACTTCAATAATTGGACTGCCTATTTGAAGGGTGACTGGCACCGTCGGAGGTAATATATTTAAAGACTTTATTTGTAAAATATTAGTTTTCGGTAAAAAAATATCCCCGATTTTTATGTCAGGGATATCAGGCATCAGAGCTTAGGAACTCCTATTACAGGTCCAGTGGATTTTGGTAATTTAGGAATTGCATTATCTATTACATTTGGTAATAGATCACTTACAGATTCAATAACTTTATCTTGAACAGAGTTAATAATCTTATCTCTTTGTAAATAAACAATTAAACCAGTACCTACTATACTAATAGAAACCAAACCTGAAGCTATTGCGATTGTGTTAATAATCTTTTGCATAATTAATTGTCTTCTTTATTACAAGTTTCATCAGAAGCAATTAAATTGATTATTTCTTGAAGAGCACCCATTTTTGCTTTCCAAGCATCTGAAATTTGTACTAACTCATTATTTTTAGCAGCATGCTGTTGCTCTAAAACTCCTATTTCGTTTCTCAGTTCTGTTTCTCTTTTTTTTAATTCGTCAAGATGATGAGACATGTTTTTTTTAATTCTTATTAAATTTTACATGAAAATTTTTAATTTGCAATTTTAAGAGCTAGTTACTGTCTCCCAAGCAGATCCATTATAAACTTGTAATTTATTTAAAGTTGTATTATAGATAAAAGCTCCTGAAACTAAACTTGATAAATTATTTCTCTGAGTAGTAGTTACTTTGGGGATAACCATAAAGCGAGAAGTAGCACTACCCACCGATGAAAAATCAGGTGCAATTTTTGAGCCTGCAATAGCAGCTGTACCACTTACACTTGCATTTGTCACAACTCCATCAGCTACTGATTGAGTATCAACTCCTTGTCCTAACATCAAGCCCCAAAAACTTAAACCTGCAGCTGGAGCCGTAGTAAATGTTATTTGATTTGATTGAATTGTATAATCAGTGTTTGGATTTTGAATTACCCCACCTAAAGATATTAATATTCCATTAGCATTACCTGGATTTACTGCCAAAGTCTGAAATGTTAAATTAAATAATGTCGTGCTTCCATTGAAAGAACTTGATATATCATCTACTTCACGTCTTCTACCTAATGAAGGTTCAGTTCCTATGTAACCCATCTAAATACTATAATTTTTAATATAACTAGTTTAAAATGGGTAATTTTATGCAGCTTCAAGGGCTGTGACTTTTACTGATAATTCTTTTATTGCATTTAACATATGCCAGAAAATATCGTCAGTATGCAAAGATTTAATACCAGTAGAACAAGTAACAACAGTGCTTGGTAATACTTTTTCAGATTCTTGTGCAATTAAACCAGTTTGTATCCCTGTTTTATCTACAACAGCAGATTTAATAACATCTTTAAGTTCTGGGTTATCTGTAATTATTTCATCTTCTGTTTTATATTCAAAATTTCTTACCTGTAATTGGTTAATAATTGATAAACCAGTGTCGTAATTAACTATATTTTTCTTGATTCTTTCATCAGATGTTGTATCAAAGTGACTCTCATTTGCTTCATTAAATGTTCCTAAATTACCACCTAAGAACATTTGCTGTTGACCTTTACCAGTTAAGCCAGTTCCAATTGTATATTCAAGGTCGACAGAACTAGAAGAAACATCAGTACCATGACCAATCAATACATTTTTGTCTCCACCACCTATACTATCACCAGTTTGATAACCAATGCAAACATTATCTTCTGCTGACGTAGCATTTTGCATAGCTCTAACTCCAATGGCTACGTTAGCACCTGCAGTTGTAATGGTACTCATAGTATAATTTCCAAGCGCTACATTATTTAAAGCAGTAGTACTATTTATTAAAGCTTCACGTCCTAGGGCAGTATTATTGCTACCAGTTGTGCATGCTTGTAAAGCACTGTCCCCAATAGCAGTGTTATCTCCTCCTGTTGTATTATTTTGTAATGCCTGAAAACCTACAGCCGTATTATCACCAGCAGTTGTGTTTGCACTTAAAGCTGAAGAACCTACAGCTACGTTCTGAATTCCAGTTGTGTTATTAGATAAAGCTGCCCGACCTACGGCAACATTATTATCAGCAGTTGTGTTAACATTTAAAGCATTAACACCAATACCAATATTAAAGACACCAGTTGTGTTTGATTGTAGTGCGTCTTTACCAACGGCAACATTTTCAAAACCTGAAGTATTTTGACCTAAAGCATCTTTACCAATACCTACATTGTTATAGCCTGTAGTATTAGCATCTAAAGCTGAAGCACCTACAGCCGTATTTGATGCTCCAGTTGTGTTTAGAGTTAAAGCAAGCGCTCCTACAGCAGTATTATTGTTTGCAGTGGTATTTTTTAATAACGCATTAACACCGAGTCCAGTGTTATTAACTCCTGTTGTGTTATCACCTAAACAGTTATATCCCACAGCAGTATTATCACTTGCAGAAGTATTTGCATCTAATGCATTAGCTCCAACAGCTACGTTTTTATCTCCAGTTGTGTTAGACATCAAGGCTTTATATCCTAAACCAGTGTTATTACTTGCTGTTGAGTTTGAAAATAAAGCACCCGAACCAAGAGCCGTATTTTGACTTCCAGTAGTGTTGGCGAACATTGCCCCACCAATAGTTCCAGCATGATTGTTACCTACTGCTGTGTTTGCAATTCCAGTTGTGTTGTTGTATAGAGCTTGAAATCCAACAGCGAGTAGACCAATACCAGTTGTATTACTAAATAAAGCTTGAGTACCTACAGCAGTTATTTCTCCTGTGGTAGTTGACTTTCCAGCTTGTGCACCAACAGCCGTATTGGAGTCTGCAGTAGTGTTATTTTGTAATGCTTGATAACCAAAACCAGAATTATTACCTCCAGATGTGTTTCCACTTACTGCTCCAAAACCAAAAGCACTAAGATTTGCTCCTGTTGTATTTGTTGTTGCTGCTGCATAGCCTAGGGCTGTGTTTGAATGTCCAGTTGTGTTTGCTTTTAAAGAATCTTTTCCAACGGCAGTATTATTTGATGCCGTAGTGTTAGCTACAAGTGAATCATGTCCTACCGCAGTATTATTAGATCCTGTAGTATTTCCTGAAAGTGCAACATATCCAAGAGCTGTGTTGTTAGAAGCAGTTGTATTGTCATCCAAAGCATTAGCACCTACGGCTGTGTTCTCTGCTCCAGTTGTGTTTGCACTTAGAGCTTCTTGTCCTACAGCTGTATTTGCATCTGCTGTTGTATTTGCATCTAAGGCTAAAGTTCCAACAGCTACGTTTGCTCCTCCAGTTGTGTTTAAAAGTAATGAGTTATATCCAACAGCAACATTATTAGAGGCTGTGGTATTTGAACCTAAGGCTGATCTACCACAAGCTGTATTGTTATTTCCAGTAGTGTTTGCATCTAAAGCAATAGCACCAAAGGCAGCATTCTCTGTGCCAGTGGTATTTAATAGCATTGCATTTTGTCCGACAGCAGTATTAGCAGATCCAGTTGTGTTTGCTTCTAAAGCATTAGCACCTATAGCAGTGTTATTATTAGCCGTTGTATTATTTCTTAAAGAATCCGTACCTACAGCAGTGTTTAATGTTCCTGTTGTGTTAGCACTTAGAGCAACAATACCCATTGCTACGTTGTTAGATGCTGTTGTATTAGCAGATAAAGAATTGGTACCAACCGCTACATTATTATTTCCTGTAGTATTTGCATCTAACGCGGCTTTACCTAAAGCTACGTTTGAATCTCCAGTTGTATTAGACAATAATGCGTCGTGACCGACTGCTACGTTGTCATCACCCTCTGTGCTTACCTCCATAGCAGAATCACCTATGGCGATATTTCTTGATCCTGTCGTGTTATCTTCAAAAACCTCATAACCTATTGCTACGTTTGAAGATCCTGTAGTATTTAACTCTGCTGCTCTAGCTCCAATAGCTACATTTCGGTGTCCAGTTGTGTTTGTTTTTAAAGCTTCATCTCCTATTGCCACATTATTAGACGCAGTTGTACTTGCAATTAAAGCACTTCTTCCAATTGCTACGTTTTTTTCTCCAGTTGTATTTGTCCCTAAAGCATTATTACCAACAGCAGTGTTATTAGAACCTGTAGTGTTACCTCCAAGAGCCGACCTACCAAGACCAGTATTACTACTTGCGGTTGTATTATTAAGTAAAGCATTTGCACCAAGAGCAACATTTCTATCTCCAGTTGTATTTGCTCCTAATGCTTTATCACCTACAGCAGTATTAAACCCTGCAGTAGTATTAGCATCTAATGTTAAATAACCTATTGCTACATTACTTGATCCAGTTGTGTTTGCTCCTAAAGAATTTTTTCCAGCAGCTACATTATTTGATCCAGTTGTGGTGTTATTCATAGAGAAACGGCCAATAGCAACATTACCCTCTGCTGTTGTAGAATTTTCTAAAGCTATTTGACCTACCGCAACATTGTCTGCTCCAGTTGTGTTTGTACTTAACGCTTGCATTCCTACCGCAGTATTATTAGAAGCAGTAGTATTTGAAGCCAATGCTGATAAACCTATGCCAACATTATTTGATGCTGTTGTATTTGCTCCTAGTGCATTACGACCTACGGCAGTTGAATAGTTACCAGTAGTATTTGCATCTAAAGCGTTACCTCCTACAGCAGTAAGTTGAGCGCCAGTTGTGTTTGCTGTTAATGCCTCGTTTCCAATAGCGGTGTTATTACTAGCGGTAGTATTTTCTTTAAGACAGTTAAATCCAACAGCACTATTATTTATCCCAGTGGTATTTGACCTAAGACTAAAACGACCAACAGAAACGTGACCATCTCCAGTTGTGTTTGCTGTTAAAGCTTCATAACCAACAGCAGTATTGTTAGAAGCAGTAGTATTGGCATCTAAAGCACTAGCACCTACAGCAGTATTAGAACCTCCAGTGTTTTGATTTAAAGCTACATATCCAATTGCAGTGTTGTTATGTGATGAAATGTTTGTTGATAAAGAACCACTACCTAGGGCAGTATTATTTCCACCAGAGGTATCAGCATCTAAAGAATTTCTACCAACTGCGGTGTTATTTGTACCAGAAGTTAATACTGTTAGTGTATTTTGACCGATAGCAGTATTGTTTCCACCAGTAACAGAACCATCTAAAGCACTTTCTCCAAGAACTGTGTTACCAGCAACAGAGTTTGCACCTTTACCAACACTTATTGAGTTTATGGTTGCATCTTTAGAAGTAACTGTTAATCCATTTCCATCTATATTTACTATTTCAGTTGCGTTAGATACAAATCCAATATCACCTGATCCTTTTTTATACAAACCAGTGTCATCGTCGTTCGTGAAGGTTATGGATGGAGCACCTATTGATCCGTCAGGGAATGTTCCTCCTGCATTTAAATAATCAGCTGTAGCATAAATTATTCCAAAAAAAGCATGCCCTCCAGTTGGAGCAGAACTGAAAACTATATTATTACCTGTGAGTGTAAATCCTGAAGAGCCAGTAGGATCTGGTTCTTGTATTACACCATTTACTGATATTAAAACTTGTTGAGGTGTTTTAGGAAAAGGAACTGGTGTTGATCCAGCAACTAATAAAGCAAAGGAAGTAGTGCTACCATTAAAGCTACTACTTATGTCATCTATTAATCTGTAGTCATCAGCAGACCTGATGTTATTTCCAATATATGGCATAACTAATTAGCTAAATCCTTACTAAATACTGTATTTATTTTACTTTTACTAATTTTTTAAATTTTATGTATTAGGACCGTCAGTAGATGGTATGGTAGGCCAAACAATTGTTTTTAAAGACTTATTTTTATATTTTTGTGGTAAATCTCTTAGATTCTGTCGATATGCAGACCATTGAGATTGATCTACTGTCGAACCTGGGGTCATAGTCCAATCGGAAGATTTTAGTAAATAATTTCGTTTTTTTCTAATATTTTCCCAATTTTCATCATCTAATTCTAAAATTTTTTCATCATTTATTTTTTCAGCTAGTAAATCAACTTCGGATTTTAATTTATTAAAATTAACTAATAAATTAGCAAGATCATTATTTTGTGTTAAACCCATTTTATGTTTGTTCTAAATAACTGATAGCAACATCACAAGAATTAGAAGTGTCTGTTCTGACTCTCAAAACATCACTTGACTCCATAATAATTTTTGAGCCACTTATAATTTCAAGTGAAGATCCAGCAGGAATAGGTGCATTCCTTAATAAAAACACGTCATCACCTGAACTAGTTACTAAAAATACATCTGCATCAGTACTAGCACCTGTTTTGTTTGAAACTAAAATACTTAGAAGAACTAATGTAGCAGAGCCTCCAGCTGTCAAAACATTTGCGTTTGAGCTTGTATGAGCATCAGTAACAACACTAGATTTGGTGTCAATTTTAAAGGTGTTTGCCATATTAGCCTAAAGCGAGAATAAGAGCGAGTTGATCAGAGAAGTTGGTGGTATCTGCAGTTAATGTGCCACTGACTGTGACATTACCTGGAATTGTGACTGCTCCGTTAGAATCTATTGTAAGACGTGCAACTCCTGCGGTAGCAAGAGCTAAACTGCCGGTAGAAGGACTTATTAATCCAGTACCTACATCATTAACAAATTTTATTGCACAATTTGTTGGACTTCCTATAGGTAAAGCAGAATTAGATCCATCGGCTCTTAAAACTGGAAATCCCCCAGCTGTTACTGAGTCGTGGATAACAACAGTTCGTAGAGAAGTATCAACAGTAACTTCTCCCTCAGCTCCTCTGAAAAGTTGATGTTCAGCTGTAGTGCCTCTTCTAAATTGGACTTGGGTGCTCATAATACTATCCTAAAGCCACTGCTATTGCAGTAGCAAAACTTTCAGTGCTAATTGTTCCATTCGCATCAGGAACAGTCATGGTTCGAGTTGTACTACCAGATATTCCTGAACATTCGAAAGCCAATTGTTTTGTGTTGTCTGAATTATCTCTTATTCTAAAACCATTATCATTAGTAACTACGGCACTAGACGTTATGGAAGATAATCCAGTAATTGTTGTAGCACTACTTCCAAGAGCTATCCCAGTACTTCCTACTGTAATTGTGCTATTTGCTAACTGAGAGTTAGGTATCGCATTCGTGCCAAACTCTCCTGTCCCAGAGTTATAAGTTAATCCAGAACCACTTGCTACACTTAAAGAATTTAAAAGGGCAACTGTACCTGTAGAGTCTGGAAAAGTAATTGTCCTATCAGCGGTTGGATTCGTAACTGTCAAAACTGTTTCATTAGCATCTGCTCCACTTCCTTCAAAGAGTATATTTCCACTTCCTAAAGTTATAGAATTAGCAGCATCCGCAGAACCAGAGATTATGGTGGTTCCAACTAAAGTTGTTGAAGTTAAAGAAGATAGTCCGGTAAAAGTTGTAGCTGTTCCTCCTAAACTTATAGAGGTAGATCCTATAGTTACCGAAGAATTTGCTAGATTACTATTAGCAATTGAAGAGGCTGTGGAAAGTAAAGTACCTGTCTCGTTAGGTAATGTAAGAGTTTTGTCTGAACCTGTAGCATCTGCAGCTGTCAATATTAATTCATTCGCGTCAGCTGTTGATCCTTCAAATGAAATATTGCCACCCGCTATAGCAATAGAATTTGCAGCATCAGCTACACCTGAAATTAGAGTGGTGGAAGCTAAAGAAGTTAAACCTGTGAAAGTTCCTTGAGTAGCTCCTAAAGAAACACTTGTACCTCCAATTGTTATAGCTGAGTTTGCTAGTTGACCGTTAGGTATTGCAGATGTACCAAACTCTCCTGTTCCAGAGTTGTAAGTCAAACCGGAACCACTGGCAACACTAAGATGTGCTCTTGCCTCAGAAGCAGATGGTCCTGTGTATGTTATGACACCTGTTGAATTGTTGTATGCAAGACTTCCATCTCCTCCACTATCTGTTACAGATATAGAACCTCTTGATCTTGCATTAGTAAAATATTGATTAGAACCTTCATTTAAATCTGATGTACTATTTCCAGCAAAGTCTAATTTATCAGAAGAAGAATTTAACTCCTGAAATAATCCAGAAACTAATACAAGTGATTTTCTTGTTGCCATCTTATATTCTTATTAGTTCAATAAATTAAGTAATGAACTACATACGTATAATTATTTTACCGCCCCTAAAGTTATCAACTCAGTAATATTTCCGGTTCTACCTTAACAATAAATTGGGCAGAAGTACCCGCTTCACCTACAGGAACTACAAAATGTCCTGCAGTTGTTGAAGGTGTTTCTCTAATTGCACCTGCACTTAAATGAGATAAAAAATAAATATTACCTGCATTTAAACCTGATGTTGCAATTAAACCTCTAACAATTGCTCTAACAGTAGATCCAGCACTTACAGTAGTTTCTGCAAAACCGGCAACGTGTGCTTTTTCTCTAGTATCATTAGCAATCGCTTTTCCTAATTTTCCATCGCTAGTTCTACAAAACAAAGCATCTCCTTGAGTTACGTCCTCGAACACCTCTGCATTGTATGCAGCAATCTTAGTAACTACAGGCTTAACATCTCCCATAGTAAGACGAAAATCTTGTAAAGACCCAACAAAACCTTCATAGTTAGGAGAATAAGGTTGATTATTTACAATATTTGTACTCATTATGCTAATAAAATTGGAGGTTCTGGTTGTATAGCAAACTCTGTGGTTGAAACACTTTCTCCTAACCTTACAACCGCTTGACCAGAACTAGAAGGTGCTGTTGTAGTAATAGCACCCGCTGTGCTTGGGGATAGAAAATGTAAATCACCTGCATTTAATCCACTCATTGTTTTTAAACCTATAACTATTACTTTTACAGTAGAATTAATATTTGCACTTTCGCGAGCAAAACCAACTACATTTGCATTTTCTAAAGTTCCGTCAGCAGCACTAGCTTTGCCAACTTTTCCATCGGAAGTTCTTATAAATAATGCATCATTTTCTGAAACTGCCTCAAAAGATGTTGCGTCAAAACCTACTTGCAAAGGTGCAAAAGTAGGAAAACCTTCTTTTAAATCAATAATTGCATCAGTAAGCCCTCTAAAATTAGGTTCGTAAGGAGAACGAGTCATCGTAAAATCATTACCAGTCATAAGATCAACTAGTACTGTTATTGCTCCTTCTATATTTGGTTCGTAACCTGTTGCCATAAGAAACTCCTACTATTTAATATTTTAATTTGTAAACTCCTATAGAATAGTAATAGGGAGGAATTTCACAATGGAACCGCAACTAATTGCCGCAATTATTTCAGGTAGTATTGGAGCTTTTGCTGGTATCAGTAGAGCCTTGGGAAATTTTAATAAAAAATTAGACAAAAGATTTGAAAATATAGAGACTAATGTTGATAGACTTAGAAATGAAGTGATACATGATTACGTTTTGAAAGAAGATTTTTTAAGAGAAATGCAAGCTGTCCATACAAAACTGGATAGAATATTAGATCATTTACTAAGTAAATAATTAAACGTTAATCCAAGAATTACTAGATTGAACATACATTATTAATTGATTAGCATTCGTGTCGTAATGTAGCTGACCATTTACAGCATTAGCTGGTTGTCCAGAACCTATAGATACAACAGCTTTTACAGTTTGCCAAGCAGCACCATCATATACTTCAAAAATTTGAGTACTAGAAGTATTTAACCATGTTTCTCCTTTACTAAAACTGGTAAATCCTGCAGGTGAAGTATTTGGTAATGTAGTTCCTACATGAACAGGACCAACCTTTATCAAACCTGTATTAGGTGAAGCGGTATTATCAGCAAAAAATAGACCTGGAGATCCTGAATTATTATTTAGAGCTAACTCTCCCTCACCTAACCTAATAGGAAAAGGTCTATCACTTAAAGTACTAGATCTTCTAGTTTGGATTTGTACAGCCATAATTAACTATTTATATAAAGTCCACCATCTACAACTGTATCTTGTGCAGTCTCAGGACTAAAGGTTCCAGCATCTAAATTACTAGTATTAATTTCAGCTTCAAGTTTTTCTCCATTTAAATATTCTCCTGCCTGTAAAAATCCAGTTTCAAACGAATCAACAAACTCTCCTAATGGCCTATTAACAATTCCAAATTTTACATCATCTAATGTTGTAGGAGATTTATTAAAAAGTTTATTAACCATTGCAATTAATCTATTAGTGATATTTAAAGAATTGCCGGATCTATTTAAATTACCCTTTTCATCTCTTTTAATACTGTCAGTAAGATTCATCGCAATTACTGAAGGATCAAAATTGGCAATATTTTGAGGTAAATTAAAATTACCAATTATATTTTTATTACCCTCCCACTTTGTGGTTCGATTATATAAAGCAAAAACTTCTGCTGATTCTCTAAGCTTTTGTTGTTCTTTAGCCCAAACTTTCTCCCAATGTTTTAGACCTCTACCAATTGGTTTATCATTAGGTTCTAAAAGCCAAGCGTTTACATATTCATGTTTCTTTAAATTCTCTACGGTAACATAACCACTAGTATTTAATTCAAATGGATAGACCACAGTAAATTGATTTGGATTAGGAACATCTGTAATTGTATATTCACCTGAGATTGCATTTCCACTTGTAAAAGTTAATTGAATTTTCGTATTTTTTTCTAAACCATGATTCTCAAAATCAACAATAATATTAATATCTGTAATTTCATATTTTGCTGCTAGTTTCAAAGGTTCATTCCCTTCATCATGCACTAAAGACCACATGGCTGCGTATATATGTTTACACCATCTAAGTTGATGATATTGAAGATTTTGAAATGAATCCTGTCTTTTATCTTCATATTCAGGTAATTGATAAAAATTATTTATTGTGACATAACCTAAATCTCTAAAAACACCTGGGTCATCTCTTCTATCACTTAAACTTCCGTCGTTTTCAATAACATTTCCTGGTTTTACATCTCGAATAGAAGTTACCGGAAATCTTCTATTATTTAAATTACTAAATAAATCATAACTATCACGTCTAGAAAAATCTTGACAAGAACAATTCCACCTTAATTCTGTAGATAAAAATCTTCCTACAGCAAATCCTCGATGAGCCGGTACAGTTGTTTTAGCAATTGTATCTACAGTTTTTGCTCCATAACTATCTTTTTTCTCAAAAATTATTTCATTAGTGCTTGTATCGGAACCAGTCACGGTATATCCTACATAATCATCGTACCTAAAACCTTTTATTAAACGAAATAAAGTCAAATTACCTGAAGTAGTTCCTGTAGTAAGAGTTCTTACTGTAAATTGAGTTGCACTTAATACCGTAATAGTATATCTACCCGAAGGAACATTACCACTTGATACATCTAGAAAGACTTTGTTATCACTAGAAAGACCGTGATTAGAACTACAAGTTACAGTAACTGTTGAACCAGATCTAGAATAAGTAGATGCAACTCCAGGATCTCTTTCAATAATCCTATCGGTCATTCGTTCATCAGTTAAAAAGCCTACCTCTGTAGGTAAGCTTTGTAATTTAACTCTTACAAATCTCCATCTTGTATCATTAAATGCTGTTGAATTATGGTATGTTACATTTCCCGCAGTATTTAAAGATCCACTTGTAGTAACAGTAAATGTATTTTGAGTTTTACTTTGTATTGTTAGAGTGTCATCAACTGCACTTCCTGTAGAAAAATCAAGAAATACATCGTCGCCTGGAAATAAACCATGATCAGATTTTGTTACTACTAAGGTTGTTCCACTTTGTGAATATGTTGCTTCAACAGATGGTGCTAAAAATCTTACAGCTAAGATTGGTAATCCAAATTCATAAAAACTAAAACCATCTGTATCTCTCATTCCAACAATATGTTCTCCTAATTCCTGATTAGTAGAGGGAAATGTAAATATACGTGCAGGTATAAAGACACCTGGAAATTGTTGAAAAGTAAAAAATAAACGATAATCTCCTCTCGTATCTCTTTCTTTAAATTTAGAACCTAATAAATTTTGAATTATTGTATATAATTCATAACCTCTTCTCCATCTAGTCCATAAAGAATCTTTATTATAAAAATTAATTTCGCTTTCTAGCTGTCTACCATCAGAACCTTGATTTACGCTTGGTACTTTTGGTGCATTATCAAAAGATTTAAATTCATTTTTAAAATTAAATTTTGATGTTTTGTCAAATCCATTTACATCAAAAGGCATTGCTCTTAATAGAAACCACCTTGAACATTACAGTAAAATCCATTAGTTAAAGCTACAGCACCACCAGCAGCAACAAATAAAGCTTGCCCTCTTCTTAACATCAAACCTCTTTGCTTTGGAGCAACTTCATTGTTTGCACTTCCAAAATTACTACCGGCTTGCACCGTAGGATGATTTATTAAAGGTAACGTTTCTTTCAATGTCGTACTTAAAATTTGATTTTCAGCTACTTGAGGTATGCTTTGCACAAATAAAGGAAAGAATTGGTTAACGTTTGTGACTGTACCTGTATTTACAAGATAAAAACAAAAGTCTATAGGCAGTGACAATGTTGAAGTACCAGTAATAGTTCCGCTTGCAATATTTGGAATAGTTATATCAAAAGTTGTTGGAGTAAAGTTTACTGTATCAGCAACAGTAAAAGTATCGTCTTTTGGAACCGTACCAGTATTGTATCCAGAAAAGTCTACAAATAATTTCTGACCTATTTCTAAATTATGTAAAACTCCTACAGGCATTGTAATTGTACAAGTTGTACCTGTTGCAGAAAAAGTAGATGTCTGAGTTGCAGTGGCATCCATTTTTTGAATAACTCTCTTTGTATATGTAAACCATATCTCATCAATGTATGCTCCACTAATAGCAGTATCTGCTAAGGCTGAATCAACATCAAATACTTTAGTGGCATTACCAACAGCTGTAGGAATCAAGCTTGTTAAAAAAGATTGACCTGACGCAACTGTACATAATGTAGAAGTCGTCGCCGGACGATCTACCATCAATGGTTGTTTGTTTGAACTACTACTTGACACTTTTTCTTACGAGGGAGTTAGGTTAATTATAAAGCAAGGTTTTTTATTATTTTTTATCTTTTTTCTCCATACGTTTTCTAGCCTTAGTTACGGCTTCCTTACGTTGTTCTTTATCCATTTTACCTTTTTCTTTTTCGTCAGATTTTTCATCTTTTCCACCTTTTTCAGCATTTTTTTTCTTAAAATACTCTAGCAATTGAGGTGGCATTTTACCTTTCTTTTCAGCCATTAGTAAATAGTCTCCTGTTCGGAAGTAAATGGTGCAGACCTTAAAGCTCTGCTTGTGCGATAAAGACCAAGATCAGAACCCCTAATAGTCTTAGTTGGAACATCTCCAGCCGCAGCACCGAATATATCGATGTCTCCTGCCATTCTAGTACGCCCTTGACTTTGAGCAAATACATTTCTTTGTCTAGGATCTCTAATAATATCTTTATCTCTATTTATTCCTAACGTATACCCAAGATTAGTTCTTGGTTTTATTTTATCGACAGGAACTTCAATCATTTATAGAGCTGCTAAATGAAAATCAACTGTAGGTGATCCACCATTTTTACTTACAAAATTAGCTCTAATAAATTTTACTGGGATACCATTAACATGGTAAGCATGAGAGCCATTACTGGTTATCGTTTTATCAGCAATTATGGGAGCGTAATTAGTACCATCAATACTACCTTCAAGTCTTACAACAACATTCGTTCCAATACTTGCCACTACAGCAATTAATGTATAACTTTTAGTAGCAAAAAAATTGTTTTGCGTAACAGCTAATGCTGTACCAGTCCCAACTCCTGACAGCTGAGTATCAATTAAAAATATAGTGTCTTGTTGATAGGTTACAGCCATTAATAAATACTTTTCTTTTTACTACAATAACAGGAGGAAATGTCTTTATCTATGATTTATTTCTAATAATAAACGTGTACCTACAGCAACATCAGCAGGTCCAGGTAAAGCCTGTATAAACTCGGCACCCTCTCTGTTAAATCTGTATCTAGCTTGCTCTGGGTTTCGATAATTAGGCACGTATAAATGCATTGCTAATCTATCAGTCTCATAAATATAAATTTCAGTCCAAGTTTTAAGTGTTTCCCTAAAATCAGATGTAGCAACTGTTCTATCAACATCACCGGCAATACTTTCAATTCTATTTCTAGGTAGAAAATCATTATTGATACTACCTGTCATATCAGTACGTTTCTCTGCCTCATCACATCTACCGACTTGCTCTATAATTTTACTTACCCAAAAAGTATCCTGCACATTATTAACAGCTTCCTCAAGTCTTGCCTGATCACCGGCAGGTATAGAAGTTAAATTATAACCTAAGTGCCAACGCACTTTGGATTGTATAAACGTATCGAGCTTCATTCAAACAAACTAACAATAGGCTTACTATTAGTCTACTCTTACTAAGTCTGCCTTAAATATTTCGTCCCAATCAACTCTTTTTATTGAATGAAGTTGATCTAATCTTGTATATCTTTCTCCCGATAAAGTAGTTTGAAAATCTTTTATATCTCTAGCTGTTTTTAAACCCACCCCAGGTAAAGCATCAGCTATCTGTCTAGCACTAGCATTATTAATATTTATTCTTCTATCTATGGGAAAAGTTTCTTTCGTTGTAGGTTTAGCGGGTTTTACTCCATCCGCTTTTAATTCTTGTGTAAATTTTTCTTCATTTTTAATTTTTTCTGTTGTTGCATCAAGGTGTGGAACTAACATGTTTTCTTCAATGTAGAGAACCTCCTCATTAGCATCAACACACATAAAAATACCTTCATCATGTTGGCTTATTTTTTCTACAAGTCCCCCTGTCAATTTGTACTGATATAACATAGATTAATTAGATCTCTTTGAATAGCTTAACTCATTAAACTTTCCTTGCCAATAAAAAAGCGAGCCATTAAGACTCGCCTCTTTATATAATTTAAAAATATAAATTATGAATCTGTACCGCCTACTTGTGATGCAAAGTCAACGAAGCCTTGGACATCATTGAAGCTTACACCCGCAGCTGGACGTAGGTAATTAACGCGACATAGAATATATGCTGCTTTACCTGCTGTATGGTCATCATCAGAGATGAATAAACCATCACCATTAACGGTTGTTGAAGTTACAGCGTTAACATTATAAATTTTAAATGTTGTGTTTGCTGTGACTTTGTACATCATGGAGTTTGCAGCATCCTGATCATCAATACCAGCTGTAGTTACAGCTGTCCAAAATGGAAGTTTTGCAACAGAAACGTTTGAAGTTCCTTGAGCGATAGTTGTACCACTAAATGTCAAAGTACTTGTAGCTGCTGCTAAACCGTTTGCTTGAGTTGCTGGTACACCAAGAGGAGCACCACCGTTGTCAGGTCCTAGTAAGATTACTTCAGTATTAGTACCTCCAATGTCTGCTGTCACTGGGGAAGCAGGGAAAGATGGAAGACCACCTGCTGGTATATCATTACCAATAGCTATAGAAGCTTGGTAGATGTAAGCAGGTCTATCTGAACTAGCATTTACTACTAGGCTGCTACGATCATTACGTACACGATCATCAGGACGACGATCGGGAGAAGGGATTGTTATGTTGAAACTCTTATGGTTTGCCTTAGTTCCTGATTTATTAGAAATCTTATGAAAACCAATAAGTTCGAATGCTTCAACTCCAGGCCAACCTTTAGTTCCTTCATGGTTGAAAGAAGATAAACGATTGATCTGATTTCCAGGTTCTATGATTGCACCTGAATCACTTTTGTAAGTTGCCATTATTTAAATCCTCCCTTATTCAGTAATTGTGAAGGCTGTTGTAATGAAGTCCTTATTCAAGTTCGCAAAGCCAGCGTATAGCTGCCAAATCAGAATGATAAATCTGGAAAAATCATCATTGTTATTGATTAAAACTTGAGCATTAGGACCACCAATACCAACACCAATTGACTGAGGACCAAAGAATAGTCCAGCAGGAGTTGTTCTTGAGGAAGCTCCGTTACCATCACCAATATCGACCGTAATTGTTTTTGATGGGAAGTTTGTAGATTCAAAGAATCTTACACCTTCAAATACGAATCCAGATGGCATAACTGGCTCACCTGCAACAAACTGTGCCTGACCATACTGTCCACCTTGGTAGATTGCTTGGTTAGGAGCACCTGCTTGCATTAATGGGTTGCCTTGACCCATTCCTGGGTATCTTGCAACTTCTCTGAATCCTTGATCTGCACGTAGATCTTTCATGAATGAAGGATCAGCTATACAACGATAGTAACCATCGCCGAATACTGGTACGTGTCTCTTTCTTAAGCTCTTAACTACTTCTAGAAGGTCTGTCTTAACGTTGAACTTGAAACGCTCTGATGCGTACTCTGTAGCAGTATATGCATTAAGAGTAGTAGAGTTTGACTTAGTTTTTGTGTTTGGATAGTAGTAACCACCTTGTGTGTCAGAAGACTGACCACGAGCTTCAGATTTGAATAGCTCATCAAGGAATACTCTATCTCTCCATCTTCTATAGTCATCCAACAGTGTAAGCGAACCAATTGACTGATGGAACATATTTAAGTTTCCAGTGTCAAGAAGCAGACGCTGAGCTGTCATTAGGGTTTCTCTAGCAATTTTGAATGTGCTAGGTAGATTTGAGTTGTTAGGGTCAGCAGGACCTGTATATTCCCTAAGAGATACAAGTACTTTGTCCTTTACGATAGATCTGCTATTTGCTGTGCCAATTGTCTGGTCCTGAGTCCTCTCTCTTGAAGTCTTAGTTCCAGGATTGCCAAAGAATCTGTAGCGATCTAACTGAACGGTCTGACCTGGCTGCTTGGTGAAGTCATGTACAACCACTGGCTCTGTTGCCATTTCTACGATATACGCAGGATGTGGTCTATATAACTCGGCACCCAGCAGCTTCGGAAAATCGTTATCTATAAACATTTTAGAATTTCAGCTAGGTTTGCTGATTGCGAACACTAAATTGTGCTCATTTTTGAAACTGGAAAATAAATTCCATTATTAGAATTATAAATTAACTTAATATTGTACTTATATAAGCTTTCTCTAAAAATGTACCTTAGTTATCCGTATCCGTTTAACTGATTTGTTACTGTATATTCAGTTGGAGGAACAGTGCCAATACGTCCATAAGGATTAATTAAACCATCAGCTGGTTGCATAGTAGCTTGAGAAGCTTCTTCAGCTGCTCTCATTGCATCAAACTCAGCTGCAAATTTTTGAAAATCTTTTGCTTTTTTTGTTGCTTTTTTAGCTTTATTGGAATCCATTTACTTTTTACCTTTTCTTGATTCTAATGGAGGCTGACCTATGGGTAACTGCATAGTTCCAGCTAAAGGCATGTTTTGACCGTATATTAATTGTTCATTAGCGGCTATCTGTTGTTGTGTTATTTGTGCATTCATTACGTTCCTAGGCATCAACATAGCGTTAGCAGGTAAAGGTGATCCTGGAAGATTTAATTTTAAATAAGATGCATCTAAATCAGAGGGCATAGCTGCTGATCCTGAGACTCGTGTGTCTCCCTGTTCCATTCGTCGGTTTGCATATTCATCTCTATTACCAGCAAATACTTGTTCACGAAGATCAGATCCTCCAAAACCTATAAGGCTTGGTGATCCTATTAGTCCTCCGGCTGTTCCAATCGTATTTAAAAATTGATCAGCTTTTTGTGATGTGCTTGGTTTTTTCTTCTTCATTTTAAAAAAGTAAGGGGTGAATTATCACCCCCTGTTGTTTTTCTTAGGAA